GTCAGCTTCTTTCTTAAAACTGACATGCATGTGGTGAGTGTGTTTGTTAGCCCCTGTGTAGTTGCGCCACTTCCAGTTAAGGATGGGAGACGCAATCCTGCCGTTAAATATAATGTACGAGATACGCTTCTCTGCCTTAGACTTGCAACTGATTCGAAGTTGATCTGCAAGGTCTGGCATGATATGCGGTTTGACCCCTGTACCGAATAAGTCTGCGTCAATGTCAATGGCACGAACCCAGCCCTGCTCATCTGGATTATGATCAGACTTGCGAGCAGCGTGTCTGGTATCACCGACCCAACCATCCGATGCCCTATCACGATCTGGGAAGGAATCATCTAACTGCTCTCTTAATTGGATTGCAGCTTTAGATAACTTTGGTTTCATTAGCCAAGTAAGAGCTTTGCTTCATCGGCAGTAATGCCTAACTTTGTCAATAGGGCAGCTTTATCGGCTTCTGCCTTAGCATCTTGCTTAGCTTTCCAAGCATCATATTGTGCAAAGCCTGCTTCAAATTGTGCCTTAGTGACTGATTCACCTTTAATCCATTGAATCGAATCATAATCGTCAGCCGTGATTGCCCACTCTGTATTTGGACATAGCATTGATAAAACTTCTCCACCTTTAGCCATATTAAGCACCTATTTCCCACGCGGTTATTACTGATGTTTGATTGCCGTCTTGCGCATATACTGTTCCAGAGGCAACTCTATTTGCAAAATAAACATCATAGGTTGTTGCGCTAGTTGTTGCTGGGCTATCTAGGTATTGGATAACGCCTTGACCTTGATTAGCTACATCTGCGCCAGTATAATTGATGCCCGTGCTTGTAATTATTGTTGTTGTAGCATTTCTTAATAATCTTATGTTAGAGGCATTATTGGCACTACCTGTGCTTTTGGTAAGTCCGTTAATAATTGCGTGAACATAAATTTTAGATGTGGCACTTGTTGGTGTAATTGAAACAGTCAAACCACTTGTGACATAAGTTGTTGATGATGAGCTTTGTTCTGTGGCATAAGTAGCTTGCACAACCTGCAAGACTTTGCCACCACCGCCTGCTGAAGGTGTAGCCCACTTCATGCCTGTTGCTTGGGCTGAATCAGCAGTAAGGACTTGATTGTTTGTTCCTATTGCAAGACGAGCAACAGTATCGGCAGCAGTAGCTGCAATGAGATCACCCTTAGCATCCACAATAGTCTTAGCGACCATTGTTCCCATAGTGGTGTCAATAGCGTTACCTAATGTGCGAATGGCTAACGCGCCATTTTTTACCAGATCGGTGTTATCGGGTTCTGGCCATGAATAGATTGGACTTGTTGCCATTTAAGATAGTACTCCTGTCGCGTTGTTCCAGATAAGTGTAGCATTTGTGGTTGCCCATGTTATTGTGCTAGGCAAAACTGTGTCCCATTGTGTTGTTGAGAGTGAGAACTCTGTAGCTGAGATGTAAAGGGTAATCTCTGTAAAACTAGGCGTTGCTCGCAAGGCCACATTTTCCACAAAACCTTCAAAAGTACCACCAAGTAGGTTACTAGGCAGGTTGCTAATAAGCATTGGCTGACCAAAATAAACCTCAATAAGGCTATCAAGCATGGCACTAGGCATATCTGGGTTATCTAGACGGAAGGTAATTGCCCCCAGCGATTCCTTAGGTACTCGTCTTAAATTAAGTTCTCTATTGGCAATATCTGTGATGTCTGTAAGGCTCTTAATGTTAGAGTCAAATGAGCGCTCAAAGAGGCCGTAAGATGCTATAGAGTCCGTATCAGAGGTGCTGTAGGTGGAAGCATATCCTGTGGCGTAGCGATAGATAAGGCTGTTACGGATGCGAGAAGTCTGAGTTGTTGAGGTGATAGAGGTTGGTGTTGAATATGCTGCATCAAGAAAAGTGTAACCATTTGCTGAGAGAGTGTTAGATCGGTGGTCTGCATCGTCATAATTGACATCCCCATTCTTGCCTTCACTGAGCTGACCTAATGCGCTACTAGCAATCTGGTCTGCTAGGGTTTGAGATTTAGCAGATGCACTAGCTGCTAAAGCAATCATTGTATAAAAGCCTGCGTCAATAGTGCCAATATAAGTCTCGGCTTCATTCCATGTAGTAGTTGCTGGGTATGTTGCCCAAGTGACAGTAGGAGTAACTTCTGCCCAAGATAGATTTAGAGCTGCACCAAGAATCGCTGCAATCTGTGCTCCATCTAGGGCTTCTGATAGAGCAGTGTTATAGATTGCTTTAGTTAATTTAGCCAGTGATCCAATGCCAAGAATTGTGCCAGTAGTAATATAACCAGTCTCGTCTGGACTTCTTACTCCAATATTAAAATCCGAAACCTCGCCACCAAAAACAGTGACATAAGTACCGCTAGAGTTTTTTATTTCTAAGGTTATTGACTCTGTTACATTGATAGTAAAATCTGCGCCAGTGGTGTTAATAATCTGTACTTGGCAGTAACCAGCGGTAGCTTGTTTGTCAATGTCTAAGCGACCAGATGCAAAAGAAACAGAGGTGACAGTTGTATAAACATCATCACCTACTGTAATTCGCCATTCTGGAATCCATGTCATATAGCGTTTAGCAACCCATTTCTAAGAGTGCCACGATTGACTGCATCTGTTATAACTTGGTTAATAGCTTCTGCAATCGCGTTAGGATCACCAATACCAGTTTCCACTTTAATTGTAACTCCAACAGGTAATTGATTGCCTGTACCAGTAGTTCCCAATCCGACTGTGGAAGGCGTTGATGTGCTAGTTCCAGCAACAGATGGAATAGATGCTCCTACAAATGGCACAAAACCGCCAAGAGCTGCCTTTTGTGCAGAGGCTAGACTGTTAAAAGCAGAAGCAGCGGAGCCAGCAAAAGACTTAAAGTATCCTTCTAACGATGTTAATTGCTCTTTAACTGAGAGGAAATTCCAGTTTTTGAATACATCATCTAAAGGTTTAATTCCTTGCAATGTCGTAACTAGGGCTTCTGTTTTCTTTTGAGATTCGTCTAGTAATTTAGTGTATTTGTCTATCTGTGTAACATTTTCATTTTCAATAGCCTGCATCAATTTTAGACGAATACGATCTTCTTCTGAAATCTTGCCCTTTAGAGCAGCCTCAATCTGAATCTTCTGTAGGTCAAAGATTGCCTTAGCTTTAGCCAGCTTTAAGGTGTCTTTATTGACTTTAAGTGTTTCTCTAGCATTCTTCTTAGCAGCAGCTTCATCGGCTAGATTACGCCCACCTGTGGATATAGTTGCGCCTGAACCACCTGTAAAGAATCGGCGAGCAGTTGCAGGTTTATTTAATAAAGCATCCTTCTTGTCATTAGCTCTATCGTAGGCATCGCCTAATAAATCCACAGCTTTAACAGTGCCAGATATGAGACCTATTAGGACAGCTGCATAAGCTACGGCTCCGAGAGGATTAAGCACAGCCATTTCAGCTATAGCAGTTCCAATTGCAGTTGCTCGAAGTGCTTTATAGGCTTTATTAAGATTCTTGACTAAAGTAATAGTGCCAAGAATGGCTGAAGATATTTTACTTAATGTCCAAATAGCAAGAAGTGTCGAACCTATAACTTTAATTGTAGTTAGGTTTTCTTTGAGAACACCGCCTAAACTCTTAAAAACACTTCCAGCGCTTTCTCCAAAAGAGATAATTGCTTTTTGTAAATCTTCAATATTAGTTGTGCCTGTAGCAAGCATAAGGCCATCAATTACGCCTTTACCAATTGCCTCTTTAGCTTGATCTACGGCTACTCCTAGACGCAATAATTTACCAGCATAAGTATCTGCTGCCCTAGCGCTTGCTCCAGCAAATACGCTATTAAGTCGGGTCTGTAAATCTGTAAAACTAATTACTTTTAATTCAGCTTGAGTAAGTCCTAGTTTGTATTTCTTCAAGCCTTTCATATTGCCAGCGTAGGCATTTGCAAGGTCGCTAGTCACAGTTTCTAAATCAATTGTTGAACCCGCGCTTACATTTAATGCCAATTGCATTAGTTTTTGAGATTCAGACACACTTCTAGTAGCCGATAATAGAGCCTGAAAAGCTGGACGAAGTTTATCGTCTAAGACACCTGTTGCTAATTGGCTTTGGTTTATAAACTTTTCTACATCTCCAGTAAGTTTCCCAAAGCCTAAATTTTGTAAAGTATTGGCAAGGATGGCTGCTGACTTTTCTTCTGCTATAAAAGCGCTTACGGATGACTTAAGTAAAGAGGCAACTCCAGCACCAATAACGGCTTGCTTTAGTTTCTTGCCAAGTTTATCTATGGCCTTTTCGCTCTGTGTAAAAGCCTTCTTGCCAGTAAATTCAGCAGCTAAGTTAATAACTACGGATGGATCAACGGCCATTATTTATATCCCATCGCTGCATAAAATTTTGCTTTAGAAGTTTCAATAGCCTTAATAACTGCTGCATTAGTCTTACCGCCATCTTCTTTCCATGCTCGAAAGATTGCGCGACCTTTCATCTTGCTGCTTCTGCGACCTGCACCAGTTTGATTATTGGCATCTGCAATTTCACTGTATTGATCCATTGATTGAATAAACAAAGAACCTGCCTCTGGATTATTACTGCGAGATTGATTTTTACTACCTGATCTAATCTGCCTACCTGTGCTTACACCGCCAGAATAAACAGTTCCTAGAGGAGCTTGTTCACGGCCATTAGGATGCTTACGGCCAGCAGTTTCATAAATTGCACCAGCAGCAGAAGCATTAACAATGCGCGCCAAAGCTCTAAAGCCTTGTCGATTAGGTTTAGATGGCGTGGTCTTATATCCAATACCGCGTTTAGCTGCACCGCTACTCCACAAAGGAAATCCGCCATTACCGCTAGCTTTAGCCCAGCCACTTAGCGGAGCCTGTGAAGGAATGAATCCTCTAGCTTTGTTTGTAACAGGCTTGAGCAATTCACCCAATTCTTTTTGTGTTTCTTTAGCTAGATTAGGAGTAAAGTTTTTAAGAGCCTTACGAAGTGCGATTGCGCCCTTGATTTCTACTGGCATCGCTCGACTCCTTCGCTTCGTCTTTGAGACCCTTCAACAAGGCTTGGAGCATTATTGGGTCTAACTCTAGTAACTGCTGTGGCGCGATTCCCAACCTAATGCTCAATCGAGCTATTAGATAGGTGAATGGATAATCGCGCTTTAAGCTAAAGGGTCTGAGTCTAAAACCTCAACACTCTTAAGTGTCTCGATAAACTCAATCCCGAACGGCTTAACAGTTTCACCTGATCTGCGTGTAATTTCCCAACTCAACCAATAGAGCATTCCTGATTTTTCTTCGTCCCGAAACGCACGATGAAACCCCATCTTATGATGTAATTCGAAGGAATATTCCACTGCTGGAGATATTTCGCCTTCAAGTACGCTTCCATCATTACGAACGATCTTAAGTCTTGCCATGATTAGCCCCTTAGTTTAGTTAGTTGATTATGCCCAAGTACCAGTAGATGCGTAAGAAGTCTTGCTATTGCATGTAAATGTAATATCAATCATTCCTTCGTCTCCAACTGCACCATTGATGTCAGTTAGGTTATCTACAAGGATTGTACCTGAATATAGAAGGTTAGTAGCCGATACAGCTGCTGAAGAATCCTGAATTGCTTGGAAAGCAACTGTAGTTCCAAATGCTGCTTGAAGTGTTGGTAGAACGCTACCTGTTGCTGTGTCATTCAAGAATGAAACAGTAATGGAATCTGAAGCGAGTCCAGTGACAAATTTATTGGCGGTGTCGCCCATTGCCGTTACAGAAATCTGGTCTAGGACTCGGTTAAGAGTAAATGCAGTAACGTGATCAGAAAGATTGACAGTAGCAATCTTAAATCCAACCTTATTGTTTAAGAAAATTCCTGGCATGATTATTCCTCATCTTTCTTGGTTGATACTGGCTTTGGTGCTGGTTCTGGAATGACTTGACCAATCTTCTTCAAGAAGGCCAAATCCTCTGGTGTTAGTGACATGTTAGCTCCAACTTGTTAGGATTGATACGGACATCTCGCAACTAAGTAGGTCAGACCCACCAGCATTGAGAACACTAGGCGCACTAATTGCGCTTACATTATAGGTCAAAGTAGATGCAGCGAGTAAGTTAAACACTCTAACTACAAAATCTTCTATCCCGTTTAGGTTGCCTTCATTATCAAATAAAGGTGTAGTAATAATAATCTTAAAGTTAGCCAATGGACTTACTGTGTTGCGAGCATTATTGCTCGGTGTGATGTATTCATCCGCTGGGCTTACGATAACTGAATTCACCAATACGGTTGCGGGCGGGAACGCAAAAGTCTGCCATTTTGAATTATCGACTAAAGCTGTGGCAAGTGTCGTTCTAAGAGTAGTGAGAGCAACTGTCATTATCCCACCATTGAGCGTGGGTCTAGTGCATGGACTATCAATCCTCGCACCTTAGCGAGAAGCTGTGCGCTCATTCGGTAAGGGGAAGGCTGGTAATCGACAAGATTAGAACCTGAAAGGGAAGCGGTTCTTGCTTGCCAGATATCAACAGCGATCATCAAAGCTGCATTTTGTATAGCTGTATCTGTTGTCCAGACTGTGTAAGTCTCTGGAGCAACTGTGCCATAAGGTTCAATTATGTGATAAGGAACAGTAGTGGTGTGAGTGGTAGCCATGCTAATTGAGTATTCACCGACTGCTGTAATGGTCTTAGTGCCATTATATTTTGTGCCAGAATTGGTAATAGTTACAGACTGGCCAACATAAAAGACTTCTGTAATAGGTTCATTAAAATAAAGAGTACCGATGCTAGGTACATTGCTATGTGCAATTGAGAATTGATTAGGTGTCCATAACATCGGAATAAGAACAGCGTCTGAAGCGTCACAGACTTCTTGGAGAACAGCATCGGTGTATAGCGTTCCGACACCCAAAGTGGTGCGTAATTCGCTAATTGTTGTAAGTGCCATTCCCATTCCTTTCTTAAGACTAAGAGGGGCTTAGGGCTAAAGCCCCTCTTAGTGACTTAGAGTGTTACTAGATTACGCTACTGCAAGGAAACGGAATGCAGTTGGGTAGCGATTAACTACTGCTGCATATCCGTAGATTCCGATTTCAAGCTGACCATTTGCAACAACATTTGCACGAATCTGTAGTGTGCCTGATTCGTGGAATCGCATTGCCATTGAAGGATAAACAAGTGCGTACTTAGCACCTGCATCATTACCTGTGTAGTTAGGATCAACTACCAATGAAAGTCCAGCAACTGTACCAGCAGTCGAACCTTGTGAAATAAGGCCGTTAGCATTTTGTGGAGCTGCTGCCGCGAAAATTGGACGACCAGTTGTATCTACTGCACCAAGTAGGCCAGAGAAGTCAATATCATTAACTCCGCCACCTGTTGCAACTAGCAAGCGATTTGGTGTCTGGCGCATTACGCCAAATGAATCAGCAATACCATCTGCAATTGACTTATAGACTGTTGCGCCTGTTGATCCTGCTGAGTTTTGTGCAGCAATGTTTGCAGCATAAGCATCTGTCTTCTGTGCGTATGATGCAGCTAATTCACGAAGATATAAATCTAGGAATGATGGATCGCTGCGATCAACTAGCTCGACATCTAGTTTTCCAGCGCCCGCGAACTTGACCACTGTATCTTCTTGAAAAGTTACTGTTGTGTCTGTTGATGAGAATTCAGCACCTTCAGCAGTTAAAGCAACTGTTGCTTGAGTTCCTAGCTTTGGAGTAAAAATTTTCATTCCAGAAGCAGGAAGCGCTGCTCGCTCGATGGAATCAATAAACGGACGAGACGAATCAATAATACCGATTACATCCTTTAGGTATGTTGGTGGAACCATACCTGTGTTTTCTGCAACTGTTGCAACCTGTAGAGCTGCCATTAGTTCGCGTGCATCTGCGTCACCGCGTGATGCGTTTAGTTGTGCCTTAGCATATTCACCTGCTGTAACATTTAGGTTAATGCGTGGGTTTGTGTAATACATTGCGCTAACTGTAGGACGAGCAGCTTCAACTGCTGCTGCCTCTACTGGTGCTGCAACTGTCTCTGGAGTATTCTCCACAGCTGTCTCGCTTTCTGTTTGTGGGTTTTCTTCAACAGGGATTACTTCCT